CAATGTTTCCTTGCCGAACTCGTCGCGCCCAATCCATTCATACGCACGACCAAAAGTGAAAAGGTCCTCAGCCATTAACTGATTATGATAATCTTCGTTCGATTCACTTGCAAACTGGTTAACTCTATCAGAAACTGATTTATTACCACTATATTTCAAAGGATTCCCGAGAAGAACTCCTTTCTTAAACGTCACAATAAAGTTAGCAAAGTCACTTCCGATCCGGTTATCTGCGCGTCCTTCTGGTTTTGGTTTTCTATAGTGAATGTTATTATCCGCCACCGAATATCGCAACAGCTCTTCCAAACGCGGGACCTGATGGGTTTTATGGTGTTCAATAAATTCTACAATTACCTTCCATAGTTCTGGATCTTCAAAGTCGATTTCTTCTGTTGTTTCTGAAGACTTTTTATCGTACATTTTTTTCTTGGGCAACTTTTCTATTGGTACTTTATAAACAAGATTCGCCTCATCGTCAAACCGTTGTCCGTCAAGCAAATCAATAATCTTTCTTCCCATTATCTCACCTACAATCCTAACTTTCTGTATGTGTCTATAACTGACTTAGCATCTACTGGTTTATGGGTTCGTCGCTCATAGAATGCCAAAGCTAAAGCATCTGCTATATCTGGACTACCAATATTTCTTTTTTTCATATCATCTTTGCTTTCTAATCTAATTCTCCCACGGCTTGTCATCTTGAATTTCCGTGTACTTAATTCTTTGATCAAACTCGAATCATTCGGTAATTCAATTATTGGTCCACCGCCGTTTAAATTGGTTGTCATATTTTCCTCTAAAACTTCACGAATATTTCCCCAAATTTGAGTACCCAGATTATCGTAAAACTCATCAGTAGATGATTCACCATTGTTAACAGGGATAATCTCGAATGGATACTTCTCATCAGATACTATTTCTTTCAATCTGTCGGTTACTCCACCACCAACACCAGTATCATCTACCTTTATCCTGATTTTTTTTAAATTAGGGTATTTCTTCATTAGCTTCTTCGCACAATCAATAACATAACCTGTAGTGTTCATAGTGCTTTGCTTCGTATACTTTTTGAATGGCAAACACTTCATCTTTATTCTTGGAAAAATTATAGTTGAATCATCACCATAACGAGCGACATCAACTCCGATATCTCCAAATACGGCATCTTCAATATAATCATTGAACAATTGTTGACTCGTTGCTAATTCAACAACTTCTAAGCTGATAAATGAGTCAAGCGCTCCTTTTGGAAATTCTCCAAATATCCGAACTCTCGCTACATCACTATCTTGCCCATACTTATCAATAAGCATCTGAATATTTTCTTTACTGGTTCGTTTGCTGTCGTAGCTCGAAACCTTATGAACACGATACTTATCGCGGTCTTTATTGTGTGAGTCAAAGAAAACACCTTCAATGTTGTTGGGATTCCCACACATCAATAATTTATTGTCATAACCTGTAAGGGTCCCAAGAATTGCTTCCATAATCTGATCAGACACACCAGAAGCTTCATCAACAACGATCAACATATGATCCTCATGAAACCCCTGCATGTTTTCAGGTTTCGTCGCAGTCCTTGCAGTAGCAAACCATCGCTCAGCATCCCCGACCATAGATACTTTTGTCTTCGTCCACTTCAAAAGACTTTTTATCAAACTATCATTCAACCACTTTGATACTTCTGCCCACAAAACATCATAAAGTTGTTTCATAGTAGGAGCGGTAGCTATGACTTTTGAATAGGGTCTACACGTCAAAAACCAAAGGATTGCACCAGCTTCAAGCGCTGTCTTTCCAACTCCTTGGCCGGATCTTACTGATACCTTCGGATGTTCAGATAAATCATTCAGAACACTTCTTTGCCAATCGTCAGGCTCTAAGTGAAGCAAATCCTCACAAAACTCTACAGGTCTGTCATAGTAGTAATCTATTGCAGAACCAATATCCGAAAACGGTACGATCATCTTATCCATTATCAGTCACCGCTCGTTTATTCGCTGCTTCAATAACTGCCTTTTTCCAATTTTCTTGATCATTAGTAGTTCCATCATTCCCAGTTAACTTAGATAACTGAGCCTCTCTCAACGCATCACCGCCAAGATACTTCATTAATTCACTCATTGCTTTTTGCTTGTCATACATTTCAACTGATATGCCATCTTTTCCTTGAGTTATCTTTTTGACTAGCGATCCGTCAAAATCTTTACTTGATCGGACATAAACTTCATTGATACGACCTATGACTTGTTCACCATCTTTTGTCTTAACTTTATTTCCGGCTTTATCTCTGACTTCATATTCGGTCAAATCGACCTCTACAAAATCAGTGATGTCAGCAGAGAACTGTTTGATGTATTCGGTAATCAAATCTTTCACATCAACAAAGATATCTTGCTGTAGTTCAGCCTTTAACGTATGCAGTTCTTCTTTGATGCTAACTTTTGCTAACAGTCGAGGAGCGGCGGCTCTAGCTGAGTTATAATCGCATTGATACGCCTGTTGATATGCTTTAGTTGCATTGAAATGTTGTAAATAAAAAAGACAGAACATTTTTTGCTGTTCCGTCAGTTCATCATTATCTATCACAGGTTGCAACTTTTTTTGTGTGCAACCTTTTTCTTTTTTGTGTGCAACCTTCTTAGGCGGTGGATTACTAGCTTGATCTTGCTTGTTCCATTTCCTAGACTTCCACGCTTTGACAGTATTGATTGATACGCCGTACTTTTCGGCAATCTCTTTATATTTCATACCTTGTTGTCGGTCTTTATATGCTAACTCCCATTTTTCCACACTAGCTCCACCACCTCTCTATATGTATTTGCTGATGTTCTCTTGGGTATGTTCGTCTTTCCAATAACCGTACCCACAATAGACTAGCTTGCAATAATCAATCTCTACTGGCGTTGCCTCTCTGATCATTTCTACAATCGAATACTTCGCCTTCATTTGAACAGACATGACTACACGCCTATGCTGTCCTTTCATCGGCAGCGGGTAGTTATTGTTTAACGACACATACCAGTAAGTTCTCATAATAATTTATCCTTCTTGCATTGTTTTGTAAGCGTTATGATGTTATACTTAGCTAACAACCCTAACATCTTTTTCATTTAATTACTGACCACTATTACCCGATAGTGGTCTATTTTTGTGTTGAAATGTATGGCATAAAATGCTATATTTTTCTTGCTTGTTACATAAGAGGAGCACTGCGGAAACAGTGGTCTTCTTTTTTTGTGCGCAAAATAAAACAGCCTCACGAGGAGACGGCTAAACTAAGCCTTCATTCTTTAACTGCTCATATAGCTTTGTTGCTCTGTTGATTCCAATTCGCATTCTGTGTTGTAAATGAACTGGCTTTAATTTTTGTTCACCCCCGTTAAAGTCAATTGCTATCTTTCTAGCTTCACTAATTAATTCATCGTCCATAATTATTTTTCCTCCAATAATCGGCCATCGAAAATGTAGGTTTTCGGCCAAAATAAAAAGACCGCCGAAGCGATCTTGATTATGTATTAAGCAACCTACATAGCACCGTCATCGTGCTGATCCTCCACGTACCACTTCTATCCTCGGTTGCATTAATTGACGCGGCCAGATTCGAACCGACCTCATTTCCAACTCTAACAGTCAGACGCATCACCAACGATGCTGCACGTCAACTTGGAGGAGCTACCTCCTAGCATGCTGCTTAAGATTGCTTTTTCCCAACAGTAGCCCTGGAAAAAGATTAGTGGTCTGATTGCCTCACGCTACTGTTCAATCTCTAAGTCACTGGCAAGGAATCAAACCTTGCTCATCGGGAACGAGTCGTCACCTATCTATCCCTCAATAAGCTCCAACACCCTACGTTTTTAGCATTGGCTACTTATGCGTTAATCCTTCCGCCACAGTGACATATTCGGCGGCACATGAACTTTAAACGAAATGAAGTTTTTCAACTCCATTCATCTTTTATTTTTTTTTGTGTGCCGCCATTAAATCCACCAAGCTAGACGTATATATGTTAAGAGGTATAAG